TTGTTCGTCAGTACGACATCAACAACGACCGTATGCCTTGCCGTATTGACGTTCTGTATGGTTTCAGTACCATCCGTCCACAAATGGCTTGCCGCATCTGGGGCTAAACCTAATGCCCCTTCGGGGGCGTTTTTTAAATCTTTTTTAAGGAAATTATCATGGCACTCCCTAATGGCGCTGGTGGCTACCAGCTTGGTGACGGCAATATCGGTGAAGCACAACTGTTTGTTCAAGGCGCTCCAACAGCCATAGCTGCTGCCGCAACAATGACGGCTGCTCAACTGGCAAATGGTTTGTTTGTATTTGACGGCGCTGCTGGCAATTTAACTTTGCCAACCGTAGCTTTGCTTGAAGCAGACATTTCTAGCGCTTCTAAAGTAAACGCTGCGTTTGACTTTTTTGTCGTCAACATTGACGGCGGCAGTGACGACGTAACAGTGGCTGTTGGCACTGGTTGGACGGCTGTAGGCACTATGCAAGTTGACAACGCCACTTCGGGCCACTTCCGTGCCCGTAAAACTGGCGATGGCTCTTGGACTGTGTACCGCATTAGCTAAACCTAAATGGGGGCTTCGGCCCTCATTTTTAAAGGGAAAATTATGGCAAATACAAAACCTGTTGGCGTTGCATACGAAGATCCGTACTTGGACGGCGCGGTTATCAACAACTCGACTATTACTGGTACGGTAACGTCTACTGCGGTGTCTAACATTGCCGTAACAAATGCCACTACCGGAAGTAGCGATGCTGCCGCATCTACCACTACGCTTACCCTTACGGGTGTTGGTGGTGTGGGTTGGGCAAGCAAATCAGCATTAGCAGCAAATGTCGCGTTGGGCGCATACGCTAATGGTCTGTATGGCTACCTAGCATTCGGCGCAAGTGGCCGAGTAACTGGGTTGGCTTCAGGTACTGTTGGCGAAGTTGTTTTATCCGCTGGTTGTACACAAGGTACTTACGCTGCGTTTGAAGCTGAGATCGGTATGCCTAGCGGCGCTGCGACCGGCACAAACACATCGTTCTTTTACTTGAGTACCTATGGCGCTGATAAAGCAACATTTGACACAAACGGTACTTTGTTCAATCTGGCTGGCGTGGCTAAAGGTTCGGGTAAGTTCCTTCAAGACACAACATCAGGTTCTACAGCGCGACCAGTTCAAGCAATTAAAGTAGTTACACCGGACGGCATTCGTTATTTGCCGTTGTACTCTACTGTTGCTATTGCTGCCTAAAGATGATCACTCGTGACGTAATAATGGAACGAGTGCAAAGTCTGCAAAAACAAGCCGAGCGTTTGCGTTCCGATCTGGACGCAACGCTTGGTGCGTTACAAGATTGCGGATATTGGCTTGAACAGTTAAAACAACAGGAAAACATCAATGCCAGTGATTTATCTCAACCATCCTGATCATGGATGCAAAGTTGCCACAATGGAACTTGAAGCTGAGTACGACGAAAAAAACGGCTGGACACGCTACAATCCAGACACGCCTTTAGAACCTGAAGCGGCTCCCGTAAACGTGCTGGAAGTTAAACGCAAATATACACGCAAGGTAGCAACCGAAGGAATTTAAGCATGGCTACGTACACCGCTGGCGAACAAATCAACCGAGCATTGCGCTTGCTAGGTGTACTGGCTGAAGGTGAGACACCTTCAGCAGACATGTCAAATGACGCGCTGACTGCGCTCGATCAAATGATCGATTCGTGGAACACTGAACGACTGTCAGTGTTTGCCACGCAAGACCAAATATTTACTTGGCCCGCCGGCGAGATTACACGCACTCTTGGCCCGACAGGTAACTTTGTGGGTCTGCGCCCCGTGCTGCTTGATGACGCAACGTATTACCGTGACCCCGGCACAAACGTGTCGTTCGGCATCAAGTTCATCAACCAGCAGCAATACGACGGCATCGCGGTCAAAACCGTGACCTCGACGTACCCGCAAGTTATTTTTGTCAACAACACCTACCCTAACTTTACGATGACGGTCTATCCAAGGCCCACACGGGACTTGGAGTGGCACTTCATTTCGGTTGAAAAAATAAACCAGCCGGCTACGTTGGCAACGCAGATGCTGTTTCCACCGGGCTATCTGCGGGCGTTCACCTACAACTTGGCGATGGAAATTGCGCCGGAGTTTGGCGTCGAGCCAAGCCCTCAAGTGCAGCGTATTGCTATGACCAGCAAACGCAACCTGAAGCGCATCAACAATCCTGACGACATCATGTCGCTCCCGTACGCGCTTGTCGCCACACGCCAGCGCTTCAACGTCTACGCCGGTAACTACTGATGAAAACACCGATTCTGGGCGGCACTTATGTTGCGCGGTCGGTAAATGCTGCCGACGCGCGGATGGTCAACCTGTTCCCCGAGGCCATACCCGATGGCGGTAAAGAGCCGGGGTTTCTAAGCCGCGCGCCCGGCCTAAAACTTCTTGCAAACATGGGCGATGGCCCCATACGCGGGCTATGGCAGTTTGGTGAGTACGGCTACGCCGTGTCTGGCGAAACGCTATACAAAATTGATTCAATTTGGCGTGTTACGGCAATTGGCACGGTAGCTGGGTCAACTGGCCCCGTCAGCATGGTGGACAACGGCACGCAGCTATTCATCGCTTGCAATGGCCCTAGTTTTATCTACAACAGCTTGACGTTGGCGTTCGCGCAAATTACTGACCCTGATTTTCCCGGCGCAGTTACGGTAGGCTACATCAACGGCTACTTTGTGTTCAACGAGCCTAACAGCCAGCGGATATGGATCACAAGCCTGCTTGACGGCGAATCCATAGACCCACTGGACTTTGCAAGCGCTGAAGGCTCTCCAGACGGCGTGGTGTCGCTCATTGTTGACCACCGCGAGATATGGCTGTTTGGAACCAATTCAGTTGAGGTCTGGTACGACGCCGGCACATCGCCGTTTCCGTTGGCGCCCGTTCAAGGCGCGTTTAACGAGGTGGGCTGTATTGCGGCCTTCTCAGTAGCCAAGCTAGACAACGGCATTTTTTGGCTGGGCGCCGACGCGCGCGGCAAGGGTATTGTCTACCGCGCCAATGGTTACACGGCCCAGCGCGTATCTACGCATGCTGTAGAGTGGCAAATCCAACAATACGGAAACCTTTCGGATGCCATTGCTTACACATACCAACAAGACGGCCACGCCTTTTACGTTTTAATTTTTCCGTCGGCCAACACTACATGGGTGTTTGACGTTGCCACTTCGTTGTGGCATGAGCGCGCTGCGTTTATCAATGGCTCATTTACCCGCCATCGTTCAAATTGCCAGATGGCGTTTAGCAATGAGATTGTTGTGGGCGACCATGAGCTAGGAAACATCTACGCGTTTGACTTAGATGTGTTTTCAGATGCTGGCGCAGCGCAAAAGTGGCTCAGGTCATGGAGAGCGTTGCCTACGGGGGCTAACGATCTTAAACGTAGCGCCCACCATTCACTTCAACTTGACGCTGAAACCGGCGCGGTCGATGATAGTTTTGCTACACCTGTTGTAATCATTGACGTTTCAGTCCCAAATGAAGATTTATTAGCCGAAAACGGCGATTTTCTTGTGTGGGAATATCTTGACCCACCTACAAACGATGTAATTTTAACTGAGAGTGGCGAATTATTAGTTCAAGAAGATGGCGGTCAACTTGTACTGGTATTTGATAACGCAATTGGCGGTAAATTGTTAATTGAACAAAGTCAAGCAACTTCAACAGCAATTGATCCGCAAGTTATGCTGCGCTGGTCTGACGATGGTGGTCACACATGGAGCAATGAACACTGGCGGTCAATGGGTTTGGTTGGGCAATGGGGCCGCCGTGTGATTTGGCGTCGATTGGGCATGACTTTAAAATTGCGTGATCGCGTATATGAGGTGTCAGGAACTGACCCCATAAAAATTGCAATCATGGGTGCTGAACTTACCGCAAGCCCGACAAATGCCTAACATTACCAAAATCCCCGCGCCTCGCGTCCCGTTACTTGACGAGCGTACCGGGTTAATTTCGCGCGAATGGTTTCGTTTTTTAAACAACATTTATGTAATCACAGGCGGCGAAACGCAAGGTGTCGCGCAAATAGCTAATGGTGGAACCGGCGCGGATAACGCGGCACAGGCGCGAACAAATTTGGGCGCGGGCACAGTCAGCAGGGTAATTGCTACAGGTTCCACTAGCGGTTTGACGTTAACCGGTGACATCACTACCACGGGCACAATTACCCTTGGGGGTACTGTTGTTGTCAATTCTGGTGACCTTGTGGGAACTATTGACATTAACACCCAGACCACTGGTGACTTAGATATTTCATCCCGAACCACGGGCAATTTAGATGTTGCTACCCGAGCGTCAGGCGCGTTGCCTACTGCTAACGGCGGCACAGGCATGGCCGTGACGACTATCGCTACCAAAGTTGCTGACTTTGTGTTGGCCGACAGCGAAGGCTGGGTCATCAACAACAAGTCAGGCTCGACTTGCACGGTCACACTTCCCGCCGCTTCCGCTTGGGGTGGCCGCGCGGTGACGTTTAAAAACTTGCAAGCACAGACGCTTGTGTCAGCATCTAGCAATGTTGCGCCTATTGGCAGCGCCACGCCGGGCACAGCAATCCTTGCCGCCAGCGTAGGCGCATGGGCCACTGTCGTATCTGACGGCACAAACTGGGTGGTGATGGCATCATGATTACAGTAACATACGGTAAAGGGTTCGGGCTGACAGCGGCTGAAAAAGTTAACGCGCTTCAGAACGAACTTCTAAAAATGCCGCAAGCTGACATCACTACGACGCACACGTTTCTGTCCGGCGTGTACGAGCGCGCAATTACAATCCCTGCATGGACTGTGTTGACGGGCGCCGAACACAAGACCCCGTATCGCGTGCGGTTGGAAAAGGGCACAATTGCGGTAAACACGGATGACGGCGTTAAGGTTCTCACAGCACCTTGTGAATTTGACGCCAATGCGGGGATGCAACGCGCTGGCCGCGTTTACGATCAAGAAGTAGTCTGGGTGGACGTTTACGACAATCCTGACAACTGCACTGACCTTGCGGTTCTTGAAGACCGGCTGTATGCTGTCCCTGAGTGCGGATTGGCCGATAGCAGAACAGACGCGCAAAAAGCACGAATTGACTACGGGTTATTTTTGCACCAGTTGGGCATAACAGACGCCGACGTATCCAAGATAGCGCAAATTGAATCAGACCTAATTGATATGCCGGACGGGTTTTTTGTGGAACTCAAGCCATCAGGCATCCACGGTCTTGGACTTTTTGCAACAAAAGATTTTGACGCCGGCCAGACTGTTTGTCCCGGCAGACTTGATGGAAAGCGTACCCCCGGTGGAAGATTCATCAATCACTCCCAAAGCGGTAACATCCAACCAGAATTAGTTGGGGATAACATATTTGCCGTTGCTTCGCGTAAAATCAACGCAGGCGATGAATTGTTAGTTGACTACAGAGCATCAATGAGAGTCAATTTTGGCTTTACGATGCAAGGAGAACTATTATGAGTGGATGGGTAGCTGGTGCAGTAATAGTTGGAAATTTAATTAGCGCGGAAACGGCTGCTGAAGGAGCTAGAGACGCTGCAAACACGCAAGCCGGCGCCGCAGAAAAATCGGGCGCGGTGTCTTTGCAAATTGCTGACAAGCAAATTATTGCTAATAAAGACGCGCTGCAAAAGCAACTTGATGCTGATAACCGCGCGCTTGAATTTCAACTTGTCGCACAAGACATTGCGCTTAAAAAGACTCTTGAGGCGCAAAAACAGGCTTCGGATACAGGCAATAGCCTTGCCATGTATACCCTTGATCGACAACTTCAGGCGCAAAAAACCGCGCTTGATCAAACCCTTGCCGCGCAAAAAGACGCGTTTGACAAGCAAATTGCAAATCTAAGCTCGTACAAAGAGGCTGGCGAAACCGGTCAAACCCGTTTGTTGGAATTGTTGGGCTTGGGCGGCGACAAAAAAGCGCCGGGGTATGGCTCTGCCACCACTGCGTTCAAACTTGAAGGGTTTGATCCTAAAACGCTGTTTAATGAGTTTGTCAATAACGAAAAAATAGCGGCAGACCCCGGCTACAAATTTCGATTAGAGGAAGGTCAAAAAGCTATTGAGCGTTCGACTGCGGCTAGGGGCGGCTTGCAGTCCGGTGCCGCGCTTAAAGCGGCTGCTGAGTACGGGCAGGCTATGGGTTCGCAAGAATACCAAAACGCGTTT